TGAGGACACAAAAAGTCAAATTGACAGTTCAAAAAGTCAAATTGACTTTTCTAATATAAAAAATGAGGACACAAAAAGTCAAATTGACAGTTCAAAAAGTCAAATTGACTTTTCTACATTATTATATATAAACAATAATAAAAATAATGTCCAAGGACATGTCCAAAAAAATTTGGACGACACTTTCTCTTTTGAGGATTGGTATAAGATATATCCAAGAAAAGAAAAAAAAGACAGAGCTCTAAAGGCATTCAACAAACTTACAAAATATCATAAGTCATTTTTATTACAAGCCACCCAAATGCATATTGAACACAAAGAAAGCCTTAATGAAATTTTTGAACATCCTGCAACTTTTTTAAATTCAAAAGTTTTTCTTGATTATGAGAAAAAAATAAAAGAAAAAACTCAAAAATTAAAAACAAATGAGGGGGCGAAAAATGTTCTCTCAATTTTGATAAATAAAATCAATGCAACTCTTAAACTAGATGTTGATTTTGAGAAATTTGACTATAGAAAATTAAAAACAAACGAGGGGGCGGAGTTTTTTAATGAGTTTGAATTATCGGTTTTAGATGAAGCACAATTTAGCTTCGAGGTCATCAAAGAATTTGATGAAGATGAGGTAAGAGAATACTTACAAAACTACATAGGAGAAATGATTTAAATGGAAAATCTATCAAATATAGAGCTTGAGAGAAACTTTTTAGCTTCAATTATAAAAACTAACAACTTTAGCGAAATAAGTGAAACAATTAAATATGACCACTTCACAATAGAAGCTCATAAACAAATACTTAAAGCTATTAAAAATCTTGATGATACAAACAGGAACCTGAGTATTGTTGCAGTTGGAGAGGAACTTAGAAAAATAGACCCTGAACACTTAGCAGCTTTAAAACTTGTAGGAGCAGAAGATGCGACAAGTGATTTAAAAATAACTGTTATTGAGTTGGTGGAGTGGCATAACAAAAGAGAGCTTTATAAACTTAGTTTGAAAATACAAGAAGAACTAAATATTAGAAAAAGCAGTTCATCAATTGTAAAAATTATTGAAGATTCAACCATAAATCTTGATGTAGCAATAGGTTCAAGAGCAAAAACATATGAACAATGGGAACAAGAGATTGAATCAATGCCTCCACTTCCTATATTTCAAACGGGTGTAAGTTTTATTGATGACTATTTAAAAGGTGGAGTGACTGCAGGGCAGCTTATTTTAGTAATGGGTGACCCAGAAGCAGGTAAAACAATTCTTTCAACTCAAGTACTTCACAATGTATCAAGTGGATTCCCGACACTATTCTTCCCATTTGAGTTTACGGTAAGAGATTATATACAAAACAACAAAAAAAGAAAAAAGAACATCAACAAAAAGAATCTTTTTATCATAAACGATGGATACGACTTAAGCGATGTTACGAGAGAAATAAAAATATTTGCAAAAAAAGGTGGAAGATTTGTATGTATCGACTCTCAAATGAGAGTTGAAAATGTTGAAAATACTGGAACAGCAGAACAAATGGAATCGGAAAAATTTAGCAGATTGGCAAAATTAGCTCATAGCTTAGAGCTTGTAATTTTATTTATTGCACAACAAGGGAAAGAAGACACAAAAGGTGGAACACACACACCAATGGGTACAAAAAAAGGAGCTCACGAAGCAAGTCAAATATGGTACATCCATAAATTAAAACCTAAATATGAAGATGGAAGCGACATAGACTCAAATGCACACAAAAGACTTCTTGAGGTTTCAAAGAACAAGCAAAATGGTAGACATTTTAAGACAGAGATATCACTGAATCCAGTTCTTTTAGAATTTCACAGAAAATATAAAGGGGGAGAAGATCCATTACCACCAGAAGTTACAGAATTTGAAAGTAGTAAAGAAGATGAAGATATTCAAGTAGAGATTCCGGATATGGGGTTATTATGATTTTAAAGCACTGGCAAGGGGGAGATGATATTGAATTTAAGACACCAAAAGAACTAAAAGAGTTTTTAATGATGTGCAATCCAAGTATGTTGAGAGTTTACAGAGAACAAGTCCATAAACAGAGACCAGATATAAAAGTGGAAGGATGTGGCATAGGATTAAAATTATTAAGGAGAGAGATAAATGAAAGCAAGTGAAAAAAAGAAACTAAGAAAAAAAAGAAAAGCAAGAGAACAAAGGAGAGAAGATGTTTAATAGAGTAATAACAATAGGTAATCTTACAAGAGATATAGAGCTAAGATATACACCAAATGCATTAGCAATAGCAAAAAGTAGCATAGCAACATCGCATAAATACAAAGCTGCTTCTGGAGAAATAAAAGAAGAGGTATGCTTTTTAGAGTTTAACATAATGGGGAAAATGGCAGAAACTGCAAATCAGTATTTAAGAAAAGGTTCAACGGTAATGCTTGAGGGAAGACTTGTTTTAGAACAATGGACCGATAGCACAGGACAGAATAGAAGCAAACATACTTTAAGAGTAGAGACCATGAAAATGCTTGATGGAAGACCATCAGACAACAATACAGCATCAACTGGTCAACAGCAATATAACCAAGGACAGCATCAACCAAATCAAGGTGCAAATCAAACATACAACAATCAAGTCCCACAAATGCAAGGTTCTTTGATGGAAGATGGAAGTGATGGAATTCCTTTTTAAGATTCTTGAAAAGTTTTTTAAATTTAAGACTTGGGATAAACCTTTTCACTGGGATAGAAGATGGACAAAAACGAAATACTAGAACAGCAAAAAATTAAAGCAGCCAAACTCAAAGAGAAAAGAGACCTTGAGGAACGTGTAGTTCGTGCAAAAATTAGAAAAGGTGGATGGGAAGGTTTTAGACTTTATATCCATGGTGTTTTTGAAAATGTTTATGGAAGAGCTTTTGAAGAGTATTGGTACCACGAGCTTATTATAAGAGTTTTATGGAATGTGATAGTTGGAAAAGAAAAAAGAGTAATTATAGAACTAGCTCCTAGGTTCGCCAAAACAGAACTTACCGTAAGACAGTTTATATCGTATGTTCAAGGAATTATGGACTTTGTAAAAAATCAATACTTCACTTATGGTGCAGAACTGACAGAAGATACAAGTGTTGATATTAAAACCATCATGAAAAGTGAATATTATAAAGATATATTTCCAAATAAAAAATTTAGTGAAGACCAAAACAAAAAAGCGAATTGGAAGTTAAAAGACGGGAGTGAATACTTTGGAACTTCAATAGGTGGTGCAGCAACTGGTAAGGGTTCACATATCACAGTAATCGATGATAGTTTAAAAGCAAATGATGCAGACAGTAAAGCAGAAAAAGACAATGCATGGAAGTTTATAAAAAACTCTGTTTTTACAAGACTTGAAAATGGTGGTTCAGTCATAAACATCATGCAAAGACTAGCAGAAGATGATGCAACAGGAAGATTTATAAAAGAACAGGGTGTAAAAAAACATATTGGTGGAAACTTAGATACAGAGGACGGAATATGGACACTTATTACTCTTCCGCTTATTACAGAAGATGACATCACGTATGAGTATGAAGATTTTAAGTATTTCAGACCAGCTGGAGAGATTTTACCAAATAGAAACTATAAAACACCCGAAGAAATAGAACTTCTCAAAAGAGGAGTATCTAAAAAAGAGTTTGAAAAACAATACAACCAAAATGTAACTGTTGCCGAAACAGGACACTTTAAAAAAGAAGATATTACATACATAGCAGATATTGACTTGCCTGAACAAAATTTTTACATACTTGTTGACAATGCTGAATCAACAAAAGATGGAGCAGATGATAGAGCCATTGCTTGTGAGGGATGGAGCGTTAATGAAGAAAATATAGAGATGTGCGTGATTATGGATGGTAAAAGGGGGAAGTGGGATGTTTACGGAACAGCGAGACAACTTATAGAAATGATGATTAAATTCCCTGAAGCACCTGTATGGATTGAAGAAGCTGGAGGAGGAATTACTCTAATTGTAGTTTTAAAAAAAGAGTTACTAATTGAAAATACAAAAAGAAGAGCAAAAGGAAAACCTCCTATTAAAAATGGAATCAATGGCTTTAAACCTCCACGTGAGATAAGTAAACAGGCAAAAATAAAAGATTATATGACTGCCCCCCATGAGCAACATCAAATAAAAATCTACAAAGGGTGCGATATAGACTTTGTAAAACAGTACACAAAAGAATTATTACGATTTGATCCAGCCAAAAAACAACAAACGGACAACTGCATAGATGCAGTATCTTCTGGATGGCTTGTTGCAACACCTAAAAAAACAATTACCAAAGAGGTTAAAAAAGTGGCAAAAAGATATAAACCAAAAAAATCAGGTAAATGGAGAGGAGTTTAAAATGGCAGTAGACCCAACATTGAAACTAGAGATAAGAGCAGTATATGAAGCAAACAATCTAAGTGTTGCAAAAGTACTAGATAGGTTCCCAGATTGTGAAGTATCACCAAAGACAGTGGAGAGCTGGGTAAGCAAAGAGCAATGGCAAAAAAATCGTTTCGTTGACGAAAAAGAAGCTATAACAGTATTAGTAGAAGATACACTCCCAATGGAAGATGCAAAAGAGATAATTAAAGGAAAGCTTTTAAACCAAGGGCAATCACAATATAGCGACTTAGACCTCGAAGAATACGGGAAAGTAGTGGCAAAAGAGTTATGTTATGAAGTATTAAGTGCAAAAAACTTACAAGCACTTATGGGAGAAAATTTACTAAGAGCAAAAAGATTCGCTGACAACTCAAAAAATATTGGAACAAATGCAACATACCATAATATGCTAACTACAACAGTAAAAACTTTATATGGGGAAATCAAACATATCAATCCAAAAGTTAAACAAAAAATTTATACAGATGAAGAGCTTGAATCTATGAGCAATGAAGAGTTAGACCAATTACTGGAGCAGTAGCATGACAAAAGTAGCGAATAGCGGTTGTGAAACAAACTTTCCTCGAAAAATATCAAAGCACTATGGAAAGAGAACATCAATATACGATGACAACGAAGAGAGAAGAGTGAGATGTCCAGACTGGAGTTTTACTACAGGATTTATAAAAAGACTTAAAGAGGGAGCTAAAAAAAATGGAGTTAGCAAATCTAAATATTTTGAGTCAGTTGTTCAAAACTTTTTTATTTTAGAAAATCCAAATTTGATTATAGCCTCAAAAAGAGATTATAACCAAGTTTATAAAAAAACAAGAACACCAGTTATGACACTTCATCCACAAATAATAGAAGACATTAAAGAATATTCTTCAAAATCAACACCTAGTGCAAGTAAGTATATAGAGTTATTATTCGCAAGGTATAACTCAAAATATGGTCATGAAATAGAGTTAAAAAAACTAATTCAATTTATTTAAAACAAAATACCCACCTAGTTTAAAATTGAAAAACTCTTTACAATTTTACAAACTCAAGAATTTTAAAAGGACTTAGAATGGCAGATGAAGTAAATATGCAAACACAAGAAGCAACCCAAACTGAAAATTCAACAGCAGATACTAGCACCCAAGAAAATACACAAGAAATGGATGTAAATGCTATTGAAGAGGGTATCAGAAAAGATGAAGCAAGACTTTCTATTTTACAGGAAGAGTACAACAATGTAGCAGATAAAATAGCAGATGAGTTTGAAATTCAACTTGAAAAAAACCCTAGCTCACTATTCAACGATGATGAACTTGAATTATTAGCAAGTGATTCAAATATTGCAGCAAAGAACAAAATGTTAAGAGATAGATTTGAAAAGTATAGAGATGAAAAGCTAACTCTTAAAAAACAAGAAATTGGAAAATTCGAAGAGCAATTAAAAGGTAGACGTGGAGAATTTGAAATTTTAACAGAGTCAAATAAATTTTCACAAGAGAACCCAGATGTTGACATGGAAGCATTGGCTGAATTTATCCAAGAAGACTTAAGTCCAAGAAAGAAAAAAGAATTCAGAGACACTGCAAAAACAAAATACGAATTTTTAAAACTGGCACATGAAGAGTATAAAAAATTAAATCCAGACAATAGCGAAGAAGATGACAATTTACCGCCAGACCTAAGTGGAGTAAACGGTGCAACTGGGGACAACTCATACAGTAGCGATGAAGAGAGACAAAAATATCTTAAATCTATTGGGATTGGGAGGTAAGTAAATGATTTATGAAACTGACACCCAAGAACAAAGATGGGAGATAGAAAGGGATTTTGAGACTCTAATGAGAGCTAGTGAAATAACTAGTGATGAGAAGAGACTTAAAAAGGTGCAAGATTTTGCTAAAAAGCAAAAAGAAGCAATGGAAAAAGTTCTTGATACTGATTACTTAAAAAGTATTGGTATCGGTAGAGACTAAAAATTAAATTTAAAACAAAGGAAAAAATATGGCAACTTGGGCAGAAACAGATCCTCAGGTATTACAAAAATATGGAAGAACAGTAACAGCAAAAACAGTAGAGCTTAACTGGTGGAATAAATTCATGAACAACGATGAGGGTGCAGTTATTATGACTGACCTTAGAACAGAATCACCAAATGAAGAAGGTGGAACAGTTAGGGTTTATTTTAGGGACCACATTGAGGGAGAAGGTATTACAGGAAATCAAGACTTTGAAGATAATATCGGAAGTCAAAGTACTTTATACCAAGATGTTGATTATGGAATCTTCGGTCAATCGTTAAAATCAAAAGCTAAAAAGCTTGAGAGCAAAATGGCAACTGAAAACTTTAGAAGTAAAGCACATAAAGATTTACCAAAATGGTTAGGAACAAGAGAAGATAGAATTATCACTGCAAAATTAACAGCAAATGCAACAAATATCGTAGCTTGTAGTGCAGCAGATGGAGTATACCCATCTAACGTAACAACATCTATTACGGCTGGAGATAGATTCTCAACTGCAGCAATTGTTGAAGCTAAAAAAAGAGCTAAAAATGGAGTTGACGGTGCTGGAAACCCACACCCAATCGTAGAACCATTTGTAATTAAAACAGTTAATAAAGAGGGAATTGTTGATTATGTAGAGTATCACTTATTAGTAATCGGACAAAATGCAGCAGAACAACTTGGAGAAGACCCATTATGGATTGAAGCTCAAAAATTTGCAGCAGCTAGAGGAGATGATAATCCAATTTTTACTGGGGCATTCGGTGTTTATAAAGGTGTTGTTGTATTCGAAAGAAGCAACTGGAGTGCAAGAAAATCAGGAATTATCACTTCTGACTTAGTAGAGTACAAAACAACAGTTGATGGTGTTGAAACTGTATATGCTACAGGATTTGATAGCTATGCAGGTGCAGCTGGTCAAAAAACAGAAATCAATCTTTTCTTAGGTGCAACTGCTGGACTTAAACCATTTGACGAAGGATTTGATTATTATGAAGACCCTAAAGAGGGTGGAAGAAAACTTCTTATTGGAGTTGATAGAGGAACTGGTTTCGATAAAACTAAATTCAAAGGTAAAACTGCAGCAGAACAATCTTCAGTGTACCATGGAAAAGATTTCGGAATGATTGCAATTGTAAATGCAGTTTCTTAATAGGGAGTTACGATGAAAAAAACAACTATACATACACCAAAGTTAGCTGCTATTAGATTCATCGGTAACTTTCAAAAAAAACTTTTTGAGGTAGGAGCTAGAAAGCTTCCTATCTTATCAACTGGGGACATTGTAATTGTAAATGAAATTGAATCAACTCTTCTATTGAGACAACCGCATTTCGAGAGAGTTAATATTGAAACTCTTTTCGTTAGCGAAAATGAAGAAAATAATGAAGAGTTGGAACAAAACACTACAAATACAGATGAAAACTTAGTTACAGAAAAAATTGAAATGATTACTGACAAAAATGAGTTAGAAGCACTAGGTAGAGAACATGGTGTAGAACTTGATAGAAGAGAAAGTATTGAGAATATGAAAGATGATTTAGCAGAATCATTAGCAGAAAAAAATGAAACTGAAAATACTTCAGAAGAAACTGCTGAATCTCAAGAACAACAAGAGACAACAGAAGAAACTGAAAATACTTCAGAAGAAACTGCTGGTTCAATTCTTCCATTCAAAGAAGATTTAGAGACTTTAACAGAAGAAGAAATAAAAGAAGCTTGTATTAAAGCTGGTATCAAAATTGGTAGAAAAACAATTGATACATTAAAAGCTACATTGCTTCCACATTTACCAAGTAAAGAAAATTAAGGAAAATTATGCAAGTAAACGACATCTTATTAGCAATCAGAAGTAGATTAAATGATACTGAACCAAAAAAATATAGATGGAGTGATGAAGAGTTAATAGATATGATTAATTCTTCACTTGCAAACCTTTCAAGAGAGTTATTATTATTTTCACATCAAGAAGTATATACAATAAAAGAAAATGAAAATAGATACAAACTTCCACATAACTGTATGAGAGTAATATCGGTAAATATAGACAAAGAACCGGTTACAATAAAAAGCTTTGATTGGATGAGCCAAAACAAAAACACAATAGATGATGATAATTACTATGTGTGTATGGACGAGCAAAGTTTTTTCTTGTACCCACAAGAACTATTAAAAGCAGGAATGAAAGTAGAAGTTAACTACAACTTTGTAGAGCAAGTACTTTTAAAAACAGACAATATTCCCATTTCACTTATGGCTAAAAATGCATTACTTTTTTATTCTATGCATCTAGCTTATCAAATTTATACAAGTGATAAGAATACAGGGAAATCAACGCACTACTTAAACCTTTATGATAAAGAGATTTTGAGTTTACGTGAACTTTATTATAAAAATAGACACTCAAAAGGACTAAGAAGTCCTTTCGTAAGGATATAACATGGCAGTAACTACACAAAATATTATAGATAACATCAATTTAATATCAGCAGCTCTTGATGAAAATGTATTTATTAAAAAAGCAAGAGAAACATTTAAAGAAAACATCCAAGAGTACGAAGTTGCAGATGATGAAAAAGCAAAGATGATAGCAACCTATGAAGCTCAAGTAAGTGTAGGTGTTATTAATGAAATTATGCAAATGGCAAAAGAGATACCAGAAATAATAGCTAGAGAAGCGAACATAGTAAAAGAAACAACACTAAAAGAAAAACAGACAGATTTAGTTACACAGCAAGAATGCGTAGAAAAAGGAAAAACAATGCTTCTTGCAGAACAAATAGTATCTGAAAAATATAGACATAGAGATTTAAGGTCATCAACTGCGGTAAAAATGGCAAGTTTAGAAGTTACACAGCAACAGGCTAAATTCGAAGAAGCAAGAAGATACATAGCAATCGAAGCAAATCATCAAAATGCATTTATGAAAAAAGCAGACTTCAAAGTGCAACAACTTCAAGCAATAGCAACAGATGATGACATTACAATCAGTGCAGAACAAATGGCAGATTCAAAAAGTACAATTGATGGAATCCCAACGGATAAGATAAGCTATCAAAGTGAAGTATCTCTTAATAAACCAGCCATAGAGAGTGATGTTATACCAAGTATTACAATCGCATGTAATAATTAGGGATGAAAAATGCAAGATATAATAGATAAAGTAAATGAAATATTAGTTACTGAAAATGCAAAGCCTCTAGAAGATGTAAATGATCTATTAATTGATAGTGAGCTTGATAGCTTTGGGTATGCAATTTTATGGATTGAATTGAATGAAGAATATAAATGTTTTTCAGTTGAATATGTAAATGAAATAGACTATGAAACATACAAATTAAAAGATTTAATTGAAAGAATACAAAATGCAAGTTAAAAAGTATTTTTATAAAACTGCTGACTTTTTCAATAAAGATAAAAAAGCAAGATATATTAGCGAAACACTTGAAAATAGAAACTCATATATGAATGAAGTTTTTTATAAACTTTACAAAAAAGATATAGATAGTTTTAAAACAACAGGCAAGACAGCACTACTTTATATAGCTGGAGCTTGTGAACATCATTCAGCATCAAGAGACTGCATACAAGTTTTAAAAGGAGCTATGCCAGTTAAATCACAGTTAGGTTATATTGCAAGTAAATTAGCAAAAAGAATTGGAAATATATCTTATCTTTCAATAAATGCGAATGCATGTGCAAGTAGTCTATATGCACTAAAAGAAGCAAAAGAACTTTTAAATCAAGGCTTTGATGATGTTTTAATTTATGGAGAGGAATGGGTAGAAGAAGTAGAGCTTATGCTATTCAAACAACTAAATATAGACTTAGTATGTAGTGACGGTATTTTTATTATACAGTTAACCAAGGAGTGTCAAGAGCCAAAAGCGTATATTGGAGATGTAAGCTGGGTATGGAGCGATGATAGGTCACCATTTGAAGTCACAAAAGATGGATATAAAAAAGCCATGGAGCAATTTAAGATATACAATATAGATATGATTAAGATGCATGGTTCTGGAACAGAGCAAAATACAACTGCAGAAGATGAAGCGATAAATGAGCTATTTGGAAATATTGATAGAATAGAATATAAAAGCAAAATAGGTCACTCACAAGGGGTGAGTGCAGTAGTTGAAATATGCAAATTAATGGATGAATATCAAAATAAGTCAGTATTAGTAAATGCATCAGGACTTGGAAACTTTTATGGAAGTTGCTATGTTAGACTATAAAATAACGCCTATAAACAAAGCAGATGCATACAAGATAAATAAAGCTCTTTTAAAAGAGCTAAAGGATAGAAAACTTCTTAAAAATGTTTTAATGCATATAAAAAAAGGGATTGCAATAAAGCTTGAGTGTGATGGAGAGATTGCTGGATTTTGTTTAGCTTTAGAATTTCAAACACACTTTAGTCTTAGCTATTATTATATTTATAGTGAGCATAGGAGAAAAATGGGTTCTTTTTTCTTTTTTTCTCACTGCTTAAGCAAAATGAAAAACAAACCAATTTTTGTACAAAAAAATAAAAACTATGAAATGTACAAAAGATACTTTAACATTACTGCAGAAAATGAGATAATTCAGTTCAAAGGACTTCGAGAGGATATGCAATGGGCGGAATTGTTAAAGCAATAGGAAAAGCAATTGAAGCTGTTGTAGATGTTGTCGAAAAGGCAGTTGACTTCGTAGTTGAAACAATAGAAACTGTTGTAGAATTTGCAGTTAATGTAGTTAAAGGTGTTATTAAAGGCGTTGTAGGGATGGTAGAGGGTATCATCACGGGGGATTGGACCAAGTTTAGAGACTCCTTTGTAAGTATTTTTCAAACAGCAGTATATGCTCTTGGTGCAGTTGTAGGAATTACAGCAGGTAACCCATGGCTTATTGCTGCTTCAGTAGTTGCACTTGATGGTCTGCACAATGAAGGAAGATTAACTGCACATATTGTAAGAACTATAGGTAAAATAGAAAGAGAGTTATTCGGCTCAGAAAATATTCTTGAAAACTTAGAAATCATTACAGCCTCAATCATAATCGTAGGTAGTCTTTATTCAGGTGCAAAAGGATTCGGATTACTTGCAGATGCAAGTGGTATAGGATCAATTGTAAACTCACAATATTTTCAAGTTGGAATGGGAGTATATAGTGTAGCAGATGCATATATGCAGTTCCAAGAAGCTCAAGGTTTATATGACAGCCTTATGGCAGACTATCAAAAATGGCTTCAAGGCGTAGGACAAAAAGCAGAATACTTTAATACAGTATGGGACAAAGTCTATGGAGAACCAGATATCTTATATGCAGCAAGTGCTGGTGGATATTTATTTAATGCAGGAGCAGGAAGCAATGAATACAGTGTAAGTACAATCCATGAGCAAAGTACTTATCTTTTAGGAATAGATAACCAAAGAGATATTGATTTTGATAGGTATTTTAATGACCCAATGGATATCGATTATCCAGCATTAAATATTGAAGACACAAAACCAGAAATTATTAGATATCAAGTATAAGGAGATTTTATGAGTATGACAAAAACATTTATGGACTGGGAACCAAATCAAGATTGGACGGTTTTTAAACCTAAAGCAAAAACAGAAGATGCAGCAACAGCATTAGATTTTAATTTCGATAATCTATTAGATACAACAAATATCGATACAGGAGCAGGAGTAAATACATCATTTACAGACATGTATTTTAAAAACACAGCTATTGATATGCCAAAAACAACGCAAAGTGATACTAATTTCTTTGGGGATGCATTCTCTGGTAAAAACATAGGTGGAACGCTTCAAGGAATAGGAGCAATTGGTGGAGCTTTAGCAAGTATCTATGGTATCAGCGAACAAAAGAAATTTAATGAAGATATGCTAGATATGGAAAAAGACAGAGTTGCAAAAGAGTATGAAAAAAGAGACAAACAGCAATCAGAATATGATGCCGTATGGAAAAGCTAAAAATATGATGACTCAGGAGGGTATAATCTTTTTATACCAAGCATAGGTTTAAAGTTGATTATATCTTCCAGCTTTTCAAATGAGTCATTTTTAATAGAAGATTCAATTAAAGGATCTTCCATATCCATCCAAACTGGAGTAAAAACAAATTTAAACCAAGACTTAACATCCATACTTAAATCAATATCAACAAAATAAATCTTACCAGCTTCAAGGTTTAAATTTAATTTTTGTCCATCTCTTCTACCAAAAGCAGCTTTAAAATTATCATAGTTATTTACAAAAAGAGAACAAGAACCATGCTCTAAAGGAAAATAAGCAAATTGGATTGTGTTTACAATGGCACCATAAGATGAGTTATTGCAATCCAAGTTAATAATCACACTTTCTCTTGAAAAAGTAAATAAATCTTGTTTATTTAAAATATATAAATTAGCTTTATCTTTATTAAAATAAGGCAATTTAAAAGGCTCCTTTTTAACAACCTCTTTAGTGCTACAGCCAATGAAAAAAAATATAACCAATAATAAAAATATATACTTCATTGTTATCCTAAAATTTTTAAATAATATATCAAAAAAATTATAAAAAATACCCACCTAGTTTAAAACAGATATTTTAAATAGTATTTGACTATGAGAACAATAACTGGAAACATAAAAATTTTAACAGATGAAGACTATGCAAACAAAACACTTCAATTTATACTATGCGATAAGTATGGTAATAAACTTAGTGCTTTAGATGTTAGTGGGCAAATAGCTACAAAAAAAACAATCCAAACAGATGCAACTGGAAACTTCTCAATAACACTTTATGAAACAGAGGAATCAGAAATACCAATGTTTTATAAAATGGTTTTTGTTGACAATGATGATATCGAAGACATTAAACTATTTATTCAAAGTGGAGCAACATCAATAGATTTTTTAAAGCTTTTATTTCCTATGCCAAAACTTCAAATGTTCTACGAAGATGTAAATGCAAGGATAGAGTTCAAAGAAATAGTGTTTGATATTTTTGAAAGGTTTTTCGTGAACGAAAATATCTTCATAAACAATGATGAAAATAATCTTATTCAAGAGTTTATAAAATATGCAGACAAAGTAAGAGATAGTGAAATTATGGAAAAGCTAGATAAATATTTAGCCACAATAGGAGTATAACAATGGAAGTAAGTGAAAGCTTTATAGCAAATGTCAATCAACTTGTAGCAAACCTTGAGATTATTAAAGAAGCTAAAGATTTATTTGATGAGGAATCTATTCAAAGGCTGGAAGAATTAAGTGAGATAGATATTTCACTAATCACAGAAGACCTCAAAAAAAGCAACTATCTAGGTAACAGAAAGATAGACATTGATCTAGCACTCAATAACAATAGCGATACAGAGCATGTAAGCTATAGCGGTGCAAGGTTGGTTTTGAATGATGGTACAAATCTTGATATAGATTTTGTGACATTGCTTGAGGATGGTGTGACAGAGGTTACACTAGAGCTAACATCTCATGCAGATATCAAAAACTATATTGCAAATCATACACTATATGCTGCAAATGTTATCAATACGGAGCTAACTGTAGAAGATGCAATAAGAACTACTCCGCAGCTTATTAGATTTAGAGATGCAGACGGTAGTGCTTCAAATATAGATAGAGTGGAATTGACTGCATATCTTGGAAGCTTCAAAGAAGCCACTCCTACATACTACTGGGCTAAGACTACAAGCTCACTTCAAACTTTAGCAAATCGTGTTGGAGATGTTATTGCACTTGGTCAAAGGATAGACAAAATCATCGCTCTTGCAGACAAAGAGGATGAGATCCAGTATCTTTATAATACTAGACAAAACTTACAGTCTCTATACGATCATATCCAAAAGATCATAGATGTAGAAGCAAACCTTGACAATATAGAGGGTGTAAATCTAAATAAAACAAATATTGACAGTGTTGCAAACAATAAAACAAATATAGACACTGTAGCTAATGATATAGCATCTGTGCAAAATGTATCAAATAATATGTCTACAGTGTTGCAAGTGCCAGAAAAAACAACTCAAGTAATTCAAATAAGAGATGAACTTATTGCTATTAATCCAAAAGTAGTAATGATTGCATCAAATGAAAGTGCAAGTTTATCATATGATAAAAACAGTGGTAATTACACACTTTATATGCCACAAGGTCTCAAAGGAGAAAGAGGAGAAGCATTTAATCCAGATGCAGTTGGAACTTTTGCAAATCGTTCTTTATATGATGCACAAGGCAAAGATTTTTCATACCTTGCAACAGATGTACAACCATCTACAATATATTTTAAAAGAAGTGATACAGCTGGAGATTGGGATGGCGGGTCACCATTTGGGCAAGGAGAAAAAGGAGAAAAAGGAGATACAGGAGTTTCTATAACAGACATCTCTTTTACTTCAACAACAGATGCAAGTGGACAAGCTGGACAGTCAGGGGCAACTGATACATATACAATAACTTTTAGTGATACATCAACACATACTATTCAAGTTTATAACGGTGCTGATATGACAAACAGCTCTTTAGTTATTGACACAGTTACAAATACAACAAATGTGTGGTCATCACAAAAAGTTAATAATACAATAAATGCAAAAATCAACGACACTACTCCAGCAGCTGATAAAACTTATTCATCACAAAAAATAAATGAGCTTCTATCAAACATGGACACGGGAGACTTCATGCACTCAAACACACTTGGGGATGTAGTAATTCCAGCAAATACAAATGCAGCATTCATCAATCCAGTTACATTTAACAGCATAACTGTAAATGATGGTGCGATAGTTAAATTAATCGATTAAGGAGAACAAAATGGGAATTCAAATAACTGACAGTGGTATCATTCACAGTGGCGGTACTACAACATTTCAAGAGATAGAAAATGCGAACAATCTGATTGCATTAACAGTAAATTTCAAAAAGCCAGATTACGACAAAGCTTTATTTTTAAAAGCTGGTCCATCAAGCATTGTTATTCCAGCAGGAACTCAAGTACTTGTAGGTTCAACAGCAGTAGAAGTAGCAGCTAATGTAACTTTAGATTTAAATACAAATTTAGATACTGGTGCAAAAACCGCAGGTACTGATTACTATGTATATGCTAAAGCAGATAGTACTTTTTATATAAGTGCAGATAAAACAATAACTGCCGATAGGCTTGTTGGTGGTTTCCATTATGGACTTATTCCAGAAGCAGAAGCACCAACAGGAAACAAAACTGAATCTGACATGGTAAAAATCAGAGGTATCAATGCTTACTCTATGTGGGATTTAAAATTTAGACCAAATTGTAATCCAGAGGGTATGGTTTATATTAATGGTAAATGGTATGACATCTATTTATTAAACAGTGAACACATCGCAAATGGAACTTCAAAAGCTGGAGCTTTTATAGCTGCAGGTGCTGCATCATACGGAAGACTTATTCCAAAAATTCCTCTGATGTATGGTGGAGATGGAACTTTGACATATGGAAAGCTTACTTGGTTTCAACTTTGTGAGATAGCAGCTTCACATGGCAAAAAGATGATTGGTTACGATGAATTCCCTACAATTGCATATGGAGTAACAGAGGGTAAATCTTCAAGCACAGATGGTTATGAAACAGTAGCTGGAAAAGTAGAACACTATCCTCACTTAACTTCGAAATTTGGTATAGAACAAGCAGCTGGAGTTCAATATGTTTGGGGTAAAGACCTTATGAATGGATATGGAACAACAACATTCGTATGGGTTGACTACACAGACACTAGAGGGCAAATATATGCAACATCAAGCTCTCCAACAGCCGTGAGACTTGGTGGCAATCGTGACTATGGGGCGAATGCTGGGTCACGTTGCTCGAATTGGGGCGCTTACGTTTGGTATTCGAGTTGGTCCGTTGGTTCTCGTTTCGCTTGTGACCACTTGAAGCTTGTGTAGTGAGCGGAAGCGAACGGAGTTTATATGAAAAGATATGATAGCGATTTGGTGGTAATTGAAAAATACAATGAATTTGTAAATTACATTTATCCAGTTTTACAACAAATTCCTAGAAAACATGGAATTGTAAAAGAAGAGACCATTAAGCTTGTGTTTAAACAAGTGGACCTTTTTTATAAAGCAGCCAAATCAAATCATATCAGTAAATTATATGAAGCAGATGCTTCCTTGGTGTTGCTTCGTTATCACTTGCGATTTTTAGCAGATGAAAAACGAAAGCTTATAAGTCCAAGAAGACATCAAGTAGCCTCTATTCTTCTTGCGGAAGTTGGAAAAATAGTAGGAACAATGATAAAAAATAAAGGGCAAGTAAGACAACCGTGAAACTTGGTGGCAATCGTGACAATGGGGCGAATGCTGGGTCACGTTGCTCGAATTGGAACAATTACGTTTGGAATTCGAATTGGAACATTGGTTCTCGTTTCGCTTGTGAGTATTTATTCATAGCACTTATTTAACTTACGGGTTAAGTAGTGAGACTAAAAATAGTCAGCTTATTTGTCCTGCGTAAGCAAACAAAGTAATGGGTCTGTAAAACTAAGAGTAGTGAAACATCGAAACTAGAAGACAGCACATAAAAAAAGAGGAAAAGAAATTGGGTAAAAAATATAGAAACCTTTTTGACAAAATTGTTGATATTGACAACCTAAGAGATGCATATAAAAAAGCATTGAAAGGTGGAAATAGATATAGCAGTGGTCATTTAAAATTCAAAGAAAACCTTGAAGCAAATCTATATATTTTACAACAAAAGATGATAAATGAGACATATAAAATTGGAGAGTATTATAGCTTTTTAGTTTATGAGCCAAAAAAGAGAATAATTAACTCATTACCATTTAGGGATAGAGTTGTACAACATGCAATAAACAATGTGATAGAACCAATATTTGAAAAAACTTTTTATAGTACTTCTTATGCGTGTAGAAAAAACAAAGGCACTCACAAAGGTATCAATAAAGTTCAATCTACATTGAGAAAAATGAAAAAAGCTGGAGAAGTATTTTTTTTAAAAATGGATTTCAGCAAGTACTTCCATAGCATTTATTCAAATCTTTTAAAACAAAAAATTCAAAAGAAAATTACAGATAGAAAAACACTAAGGCTTATTTTTAAATTTATCTGTGAAAAAGGTGTAATGATTGGAAATCTATTAAGCCAGTTATTCGCAAATATTTATGGACATATTTTTGATGCTTTTATAAAAACGAAACTTAGAATAAAACACTATTTTAGATATATGGATGACACTGTAATTCTTAGCCACAGCAAAGAAGAATTAACAAGACTTCAAAAAGTTCTAAATAGGTTTATAAATTTATATATGAAGTTGAAATTCAGCAAGTGGTTTATTCAAAAAGCAGATGTTCAGTTTATTAACTTCTTGGGAATGAGAATTAAATCAACTTTTAAACTAATAAGAAAAGACTCTGTTACAAGAGCAAGAAGACATATAAAAAGATTTATTAGATTAAAGCTATTTGAGAAATTGAGAATATTTCTTTCTTCATGGCTTGGGCATGTAGTAAGAGCAGATAGTTTTAATTTACTAAATTTACTAAGAGGAGAACTAGAATATGCAAGAGCAAATTAACGCAAGACCATTGGTCGACATTTTGTCAGAACAAACAAAAAGAATAGTTGTAATGAGTGGAGA